CCTTTTCTTTTTTGCGAACTCGAAAAAATCGGAGACACAATGTCAAACAGCAAGAGACTTAGCACAACGTCAGTGGCTACAGAGTCGCAGATGGCAAGCGCACAAGCGCCGCAAGCGCCTGAGTGGATTGAGCTGCCCGACACGGCAAAGCCAGTTTTTGACAACATTGTGCGCGCGCGCGATTATAGCAGTTGGTCGGATGTTGACCTAGAGCATGCGGCAAATTTAGCTTGTTGCCTTGCAGACCTTGAGCGTTTGCGCCGCGAGGTGCGAGAAGAAGGCGACACTTTGTTAAACGCTCGCGGCACGGTGGTCATGAATCCCAAGCATACGTTGATGGAAACCCTTTCACGGCGCTCAGTTGCGTTGTCTCGCATGCTGCATGTGCATGCCGAGGCGACCGTTGGCGAGTCTAGACACCAAGCAAAGCGCAGCGAAAAGCAGCGCGAAATTCAAGGCGCCATGAACGAACACCAAAGCGCGTTGGATTCTTTGATACCAACGCCAGAGCGGCGCATGTGATATGACAAGAGGCGAGCGGGTCATTGCGTTTATCGAGGCTTTTTGCAAGGCGCCTGAAGGTCAGCACGTTGGCAAAAAGATTACGCTTGCGCCGTTCCAAAAGAAATTCATTTTAGAAATTTACGACAACCCCCATGGCACAAGCCGAGCCTACTTAAGCATTGCTCGCAAGAATGGTAAAAGCGCGCTTATTGCTGCGCTAATGCTGGCGCACCTTGTTGGGCCAGAGGCGCGGCAAAACAGCCAAATTATTAGCGGCGCGCGCAGCAGAGACCAAGCCGCGCTGGTGTTTAAACTGGCTGAAAAAATGGTGCGCTTATCGACAGAGCTGCAAAAGGTTGTGCGCATCGTGCCATCAAGCAAGCAACTGTTTGGCTTGCCGATGAATGTGGAGTACAAAGCCATTAGCGCAGAGGCTGGCACCGCGCATGGTTTGAGCCCAGTGCTGGCAATCTTGGATGAGGTCGGGCAGGTCAAAGGGCCGCAGGATGATTTCATTGACGCGATTGAAACAGCTCAGGGCGCTTACGATGATCCGTTGTTGATTGCCATTAGTACGCAGGCCCCAACGGATTCGGATTTGTTTTCGACTTGGCTGGATGATGCCGAGAAAAGCAAAGACAACAAGGTTGTGAGTCATTTGTATGCGGCTGAAAAAAACGCCGATGTCACAGATCACAAAGCATGGGCGGACGCTAACCCAGCGCTGGGTATATTTCTTAGCCTTGCCGATTTAGAACACAACGCAACGCAAGCATCACGCATGCCCAGCAAAGAAAACACTTTTAGAAACCTAAGACTAAACCAGCGGGTAAGCACGGTTTCGCCTTTTGTGTCTCGCGATGTGTGGGAGACCTGCAAAGACCACCCTGAGCCGTTGGATGAAATGATTGTTTATTGCGGTCTTGACTTGTCGGCACGAGTTGACTTGACGGCATTTGTTGCTGCTGGCATTGACGCTGATGGGGTTTACCATGTGCATTGTAAGTTTTGGGCGCCGGCTGAAGGCGTTGCGGATCGCTCTAAGACTGACCGAGTGCCTTATGATGTTTGGGCGGATCAGGGGTATTTGACATTAACGCCAGGCAGAACGGTTGACTATGAATACGTTGCCCAAGATATTGCAGATTTTTTAACTGACTGCGATGTGTACGGCGTGGCTTATGACCGCTGGCGCATTGACCTGATGCAAAAAGAATTTGACAAAATTGGGTTGACCTTGCCGCTTGCTCCCTTTGGGCAGGGTTTTAAAGATATGTCACCCGCGCTTGATGTGCTAGAATCTAAGTTGTTAAATGGTAAGATAAGACATGGCATGAATCCGTTGCTTACAATGTGCGCAGCGAATGCAGTGATTAGTAAGGATGCCGCGATGAATCGGAAGCTGGACAAACACAAAGCGACTGGCCGAATTGACGGCATGGTTGCATTGGCTATGGCATTAGGGCTTGCATCTAAATCAGATGACAGTCACAATGTCAAGCTAGATGACTTTATCAATGAGCCCGTGAGGGTCTATTAAATGGCTCTAAATTTTATACCTAGAATTTTTGGTGGTGGCATTAAGCGGCAACCAGGCTTACAGCTTGGCATGCCGTTTGTTACTTTTAAAGGAAAGCGCGCCAAGGTTAATGAAGACACTGCAATGCAGATCAGCGCAGTGTGGGCGGCGGTCAATTTGAAAGCCTCCATTATTGGATCAATGGCTTTGTGCTTTTATCAGTACAATCAAGATGGCGGCAGAATCAAAACAGACGACTATAGGTTGTCGCGTTTGTTTGCCGAGCGTCCCAACCGGTACCAAACCAGAGTAGAGTTTTTTGAAACCATTGGTTTGAATCTTTACCTGAATGGCAACGCATACACTTTGATTCAGCGCGACAATGCTGGAAACATTATTGGGCTCTTGCCTTTGATGTCTTCTCAGGTTGAGCCAGAGCTGATGCCGGATGGCTCTGTTGTTTATACATACAACAACGGCCGAGACATTACAGCTTACAGTAGCGAAAACATTTGGCACTTGATGCTGATGGGCAATGGCGTAAAAGGTCTTAGCCCGCTTGAGTATGCCGCCAACGCAATTGGCATGGCTATTAGCGGCGAAGAGTGGTCAAGCAATGTGATTGGCAACGGGGGCAAGCCTACTGGGGTTTTAACCTATGACAAGGTGCTGACCAAGGATCAGCGTGAGATTCTTAAAGAAAAATTTAAGGACTTGCGCGAAGGCCCTGCCGATGCTTTGATGGTGCTAGAGGCTGGCATGCAGTACCAGCAAATTAGTTTGTCGCCTCAAGACGTTCAGTTGCTCGAAGCGCGCCGTTTTCAGATTAACGATATTGCAAGATTCTTTAACGTGCCAAGCGTTATGATTAACGACACAAGCGGCACTACGGTTTGGGGATCGGGCATTGAACAAATTATTACAGGCTGGTATAAACTAGGTTTAAGGCCAGAGCTTGAGCGAATTGAAAGCAGTATTAAAACACACCTCATGCCGCGAACCGATGCGCGCATGATGGATGTGGAGTTTGATTTTGAAGAGCTGTTACGCACAGACTTTTCAACGCGCGTGGACACTGGTGCCAGAGCTGTTGGCGCTGGGTTAATGACACGCAATGAGTGGCGGCAACGTGAGTGGCTGCCAATGGTGGAAGGTGCCGACAAGCTGACGGCGCAAATCAATTTGACGGACGTTGAGGCGTTGGGTGCAGACAATGAAGATTGAGCAGAAATTATTGCAGGCTGGCAGCATTGAGCTAAAGTTTGATGCGGAGCAAGGAACCTTTGAAGGCTATGCCAGCGTGTTCGGTGGTCTTGATTCTTATGGGGACACTATTGAGCCAGGTGCCTATAAGAAGACACTTAAGAAGCGCGACCGCGCAGTAAAGATGCGCTGGAATCATTTCGGCCCTGTCATTGGCAAGTGGACTGAGATTCGAGAAGACGAGCATGGTTTGTACGTCAAAGGCGAATTAACGCCTGGTCACAGTGTGGCGCAAGACGTGCAGGCCAGTTTAAAGCATGGCGCTATTGATGGCTTGTCAATTGGGTTTTATCCGTCTAAGTACAAAGAAGACGAAGAAGGCAAGCGCACATTGCAGGAAATTGATTTGGTTGAGATTAGCGTGGTTGAAGAGCCTGCCGATCTTAATGCTAGAATTACTAATGTTAAAGCTGCTATTGAGCAGGCTCAAACATTGAAAGAAATTGAGGAAGTGCTGAAGGATTCAGGGCTTTCCAAGGCTGCCGCGACTACGCTCATCAGTCGCGTCAAGTCTTTGTCTCAGAGTGATTCTGAGCCTGAACCACTGGCGGTGATCGCTGGTCTTATTGAGCAAGCTAACCATTCGATTAAATTACGAGGATCTAACCATGACTGATGTAAAATTGGTTGAGACCGCTCTGGAAGGCTTGCAGGCCAAGCTGGATCAGGCGCTCTCACAACACACTGCCGAGATCGAGCGTCACGGCAAAGCAAGCACCGAGTTGACTGGTAAAGTTGACGAGCTGTCTCAGAAGTATGCAGAGACTGAATCTAAGCTGGATGACCTTGCACAGAAAGCCGCTGGCGGTTTTCAGCCACAAGAAAAAACAGCCGAATCACTTGGCTCTATGTTTACTAAGTCTGATCACTTTCAGGCGCTGAAGAGCGGCCAAACCAACAAGGCGCGTCTTGAAATCAAGAACACCATTATTGGTTCTGGCGGATCGCCTCTTGATCCTGTTGAAACTATTGTTGCCCCTGATCGCCGTCCTGGCATTGTGCCTGGCGCATTCCGCCAGTTGGGTATTCTGGATGTTATCCCTGTTGGTCAAACTGGTTCAAACATCGTCCGTTATACTCAGGAAGATGCTTACACCAATGGCGCAGCAGAGCAGGTTGAAGGCGCAGCTAAGGCTGAATCTGATTTGACTTTCAAACTGATCGAAGAGCCTGTGCGAACTATCGCTCACTTCATCAAGTTGTCAAATCAAGTTTTGGACGATGCACCTGCATTGGAAGGCTATGTTAACCGCCGCTTGACTCACGGTTTGCGAAACCGTCTTGAGTTCCAAGCACTGCGCGGAACTGGCACTAGCCCACAAATTGCTGGTCTTTCAGCCACTGGCCGAAGCACTGCATTTACTCCTGAATCTGGTGAGAATGCATTGGAAAGCATTAACCGTGCCAAGTATGCGGTAACTGGTGCTGACTTCATGGCAACTCACGTTTTCATGAACCCTGCTGACTGGGGCTCTATTGAGCGCTTAAAGTCAAATGGTCAATTCTTGTTAGGCGATGGCGCTGCATTCACTTACATCAACAACGGTTTGACACCGTTGGTGTGGGGCTTGCCAGTCATCACTAGCAACAACGTTGAAGCTGGCAAGTTTTATGTGCTAGACATCAACGCGATTGAGTTGATGTTCAACCAAGACGTGACCGTTGAAATGGGTTTTGTGAATGACGACTTCACTAAAAACCTTGTAACCTTGCGCGCTGAACTGCGCGGCGCTATGGCTGTTTACCAGCCCACCGCCGTTCGTTTTGGTGACTTGACACTGTAAGACAAACAGCCCCACTTCGGTGGGGCTTTTTTGTGCCTGAGAGGTGCGTATGCTAGTTAAACCATTAGTACATTTTTCAACAACTTCACTTGGCACGTTTGAGCCTGGTGCAGTTGCAGAGATTCCAGACAGCATTGCCGAACAGTTTATTGCTAAAGGCTATGTTGAAAAAGTTTCAATGGAAATTAAGCCAAAGTCTGAAGCGCTCCCAAAGGAGCATGGCGCGGCAAAAGAGTCCTTGTCACAGCCAGCGGCCCCAGCCTCACGCAAGAAGCCTGCCGCAAAGCGTGTGCGCAAGTCGACAAAGTAATTTGTGCAAACAATAGTTTTTTGCTTGCGCCACGGTTTGACATTTTATATGCGGCTGATTTTCAATGGTGGGAGCATTACGAAACACAATGGTCTCAATGCGAAGGCGTAATGAGATACACTTGCAATAGCAGGGCGGCTAGTCGATTTGGTGCAGTGCATGTGCCGATTGTAGTAAAAGAAGGATTGTCAGATGATGGGTTATCATCGGGCAATAACAGTGGGCACCAAGCCGTTAGCCTGGCGTACCTACTTGGAGCAAGTGAAATTTATTTAATTGGTTTTGATATGATGTCAGATGAATCTGGTCGCAAGCATTTTTTTGGCGACCACATTGGCGGCGGATTAGACAACCCAACAGATGATCGATTTAGAAGATGGCGTGCTAGCATGAATGAAATGATTAGGCTAATCCGCATGCAAGGCGTTGTTGTTAAAAATTTGACGCAAGACAGCGCGCTTAGTATTTGATAAGATGACCGCAGAGGTGTGAGCTATGGTCTTAACGTTGACAGAAATTAAAAACCATCTTCGGGTTATTGGCACCGAGGAAGATGATTTGTTGTTTCAGTATCTTGGAGCTGCAAGCGCGCACGTTGAGAAATACTTGGGTCGCGAGCTGTCGCCATGGTCTGAGGATGAAGTGTCACCACCTGCCAACGTTAAGCAAGCAATGCTCTTGTTAATTGGCGAATTTTACGAAAACCGCGAGGCTGGTTTTGTTGGTACGATTTACACAGCTAACCCTGCGGTTGATGCGCTGTTGCATTTTGAAAGAGACAATCTAGGATTGTAATATGGCTGCCGGAAAACTTGACAGGCTGTTACGAGTTGCAAAAGCGTCAACAACAGATGACGGCTTTGGCGCGGCTGAATCGTTTACGGTATTGCCGCAGTTAATCCCGTGCATGTTTGAAGATGTAACCGATGGCGAGCGGTTGCGAGCGCAGCAAGTGCAATCAAACTTGACAAGCAGGTTTACAATTCGAGACAGCGTTATTGCTCGCAGCATTACGCCAAAAGATCAAATTTTATTCGAATCTCGTTTTTATGATATTGTTGGAATTAAAGAAACTGCAAAGCGCCGAAGAATGCTAGAAATTACAGCAGCCGCGAGGGCAGACCAATGATGATGAAGACTGAAGGGTTTGCAGATATTGAGCGCGAATTAACCAAGCTGTCAAAGGTGGCAGGAAAAGGCGTGTTGCGCAGAGCGTTAAAAAAAGCAGGCGAGCCGCTGGCAGAATCTATGCGCAGCCGAGCCCCAAGAAATGATGACGAGCTTGCGCAGTCAATTGACGTTTCTACTAAGCTATCAAAGCGCCAGCGATCACGTCACCGCAAAATGTTTAAAGACGACCGCGCAGCGGTTGAGGTTTTTGTTGGCGCGGGCGCATTGCCACAGGCACACCTGCAGGAATTTGGAACTGTATTTCATGCTGCGCAGCCTTTTGCGAGACCGGCTTGGGATGCTGATAGAGTGCCGCTACTGGGCAGGCTTGCAACGTTGACGCGAGAAGAGCTGGACAAAGCCATTGCGCGGGCGCTTCGGCGCGCTAAAAAGTTGGAGCGTGCCTAATGCAAGAAGACTTTAGATCAATACTTACAGGCGCAAACGTTTTGCCATTGGGCTCAATCAATTGGGGCGCGGTTCCGCAAGGCGCATCATATCCTCAAATTGTTTTAACGGTTGTGGACTTGGTAAGCAACAACACAATGCAAGGCCCAGACGGATTGTTGCAGGGTCGTGTGCAGGTTGATTGCTATGCAAACAATTATGGACAGGCAACATTGCTTTCGCGAGCAGTGCGTGACACACTAGATGGATATAGACAAACGCCCTTTCAAGGTGTATTTTGGGCAGGTACGAGAGACCTAAGAGAATCAGGCAGCAATGAGGCTGACCACCCTTTTAGAGTTTCGTTGGACTTTATGGTTAATTGGAGAGAGACGCCATGACAGCAAGCAACGCCGCAATCGGCTATGATACCAAATTTGAAATTGAAGACGCCGTTGGGTCTGGCATCTTTGTCGCATTGGCTGAAGTGTTTGAAGTTACACCCCCAGAGGTCAGCGTTGACCAAGTGGACGTGACCCATTTCAAATCACCTGGTCGAGCCAAGGAATACATCCCACAGCTTAAGGACAACGGCAGCGCAAGCGCTACCATGAATTATGTTCCTGACAGTGCCACCGATCAGCGCATTCGTGCATTGCTTGGTTCTGGTGAAGTTGTGGCCATGAAGATTACTTTCCCAAATGATGCTACTGCTACATTTAGCGCATCGGTTGAATCTTATAGCCAGACTGTACCGGTTGAAGATCGCATGACTGCAACCGCGAGCTTTAAGGTTACTGGCACTGTTGTTGTTGCATCTTAAGGGGTAACCCATGTCTAATCGTTTTTGTGGCGAGACGACCATTCAGCATGAAGGAGAGGCATACACTTTACGCCTTGACTTTAATGCTATGGTGGACTTTGAGGAGCTGGTTAATCAGCCCGCGCTAGATGCACTTGCTAAGTTTGAGACTGGCGAGCTTGGCATAAAAGGCATGCGCGCTTTGATGTTTGCCTGCTTGCAGGCACATCACGGCGGCTTGTCAATCCGTGATGCTGGCGACATTCTTAGCACCAACCCAGAGGCTTTGCAGGCGGTGTTGCAGGCTGCTATTCCAGAAGCTGAGGCTGGCGCAGACTCGGGAAAGCCCAAGGGCCGCAAGAGCTAGACTATCTAGCTTTGCTTGAGTCTTACATTGCGGCTGGGTTTGACCCTCAAGTGTTTTGGTCATTAACGCCACGGCTTTACATGACCCACATGCGCGGCGCCAAGAAACGCATTGAGCGCGAGCATGAGCAAACGGCTTGGGCAGTTTGGCACACGGCATACTTGCCGCGCACCAAGAAGCCAATAGGCTTAGACAAGCTGATAAAGGTTGATAGCGGACAGCAACAGCCTAAGCCATGGCAACATCAACTCGCAGCGTGGAAGGCTTACGCTGAGTATAAACAGAGGTAGATCATGGCACAGTCAGTAATTGGAGCGTTGCGAGTAGTCCTTGGAATGGACAGCGCTCAATTCAGCAAAGGCAGTAAAAGAGCCAACAAAGAATTGCAAACTATGAAAAGGCAATTTGCTGTTGTTGCTGGCTCTGCTGCTGCGCTAGGCGCTGCAATTACAGGCATGGCTTTAAAGGGCGCTGCCGACATTGACCGCTTGGCTAAGGCTGGCCGCAGGATTGACGGCACAGCCGCAACTATGAGAAGCCTAGAGCTTGCCGCTTCCGAGGCAGGCGTTCCCATTTCTGTTTTAACCAATGAAATTCAAAACCTTGGGCGCGAGCTTGCGTCTGGTCGCACATCTGCAATTGAAGGCATTGAGCAGCTTGGGCTGAACGTTCAAGAGCTGCAAGCGATGTCAGCGGATGACCGCATTGCGACAATTGCAGATCGGGTTAAAGAGCTTGGCTTATCAGCCGATGAATCATCTGCGCTACTGCGCGACCTTGGTATTCGAAACCGCGAGATGGTGTTGCTGCTTATGCAAGGCGGCGATGCTATTCGAGAAGCGCGGGCAGATATTGAAGATTATGGCTT